GGGTTTTAGTGCCATGTTAGTTATCCTTGTATCCTTGGGCTATATCTTTATTTATCATTTTTTACTCATTATAAGTGGTCACCATCATTTTGTGAACCATAGAATTTCCGCTCTGAGGCGTCAATTTCAACAAAATACTAGGTGCTATGATAACATTTCCTGGATCATATGTTACTGTAAAATCACCTAGATATCCATTAACAAGTAGTGTACTGTAATCATTATAATTCAATACATTACCTATTACCGCTGCCGTCAATTTAACAAAACTTCTAATTGATGCACCGGCATCAGTAGAAATAATTGTGTATTCGACTCCTGCAATATCAGTTGCGTCTATCGCTAATAGTATTTGGTCTGGCGCTGGACTAGATGTAGTAGCAAAATATACATTAGACCTACTAAACTCATAAATGCCTGAGCCAATCGTTATTCCATTTGCTATTAAATTACCAGATACATGTAATTCGTTTTTATTATCATTAAATGTAAAATATGCAGAACCTGCAAATGTACCTGTTTTGTTATATTGTACTTGTGAATTACTACCACCCGGGGTGCCATTACCTCCCCCGCCACCAGCTGTCCAAGATAAGTTACCTAATCCATCTGTACTTAATACATATCCGTTAGTACCACCTTGAATATGTAAATTACTAACGTTTCCAAAAGAAACGTTAGGTGATCCGGTAGCATTTATATTAGCTGGTACATATAAATTACGTGTTAAGTTTACGTTGGGTATATTGGCTGTGTTACTTACAACCAAATTATTGGTTATTCTTATATCAAGTGAGTTGACACTATCTACTGTTAATGTATTACTATACTGATTGAAAGCAAAGTTTGCTACACCGGCAAACGAACCATTGTCGTTAAACTGAACTTGAGTTGTATTGCCGCCAGGGGTACCGTTACCTCCACCTCCACCTGCCGCCCAACTTAAATTACCTGCACCGTCTGTACGCAATACATAACCTGCAACACCTCCACCAATATGAATATTAGATATGGTCCCTAAACTTACATTAGGCACACTATTAAAGTTTATATTACCTTGTGAAGTTAAAGTTGCAGTTGATGTAATAACTACCGGGCCGGATAAATTAGTAGTACCTGTTATGTTTGCATTTAATGCTGTTAAGTATTGGTTAGCAACTAGATTAGCACCGATAATATTGCCTGATGCAGTTACGTTACCTGAGGTGTCAAGATTTAATAATGTACCAACAGTTGTGATGTTAGGTTGACTACTTAACGTAACATTACCTGCATAGTTAGCAAAGTTTGCTAGTGGGCTGTAATTTGCATTTCCAACCCCAGTTAAATATGCGCCATTACCAAAATAGTAATTAGCATTTACAGAGTTACCTAAGTTAGCATTACCTGCTACTAAGTTCCCTGATACGGTTAATGTTGTTAGTGTACCTACACTTGTAATATTAGGTTGACTACTTACTGTAACATTACCTGCATAGTTAGCAAAGTTAGCTAATGGACTATAGTTTGCGTTGCCTACGCCTGTTAAATATGCGCCATTACCAAAATAGTAATTAGCGTTAACAGCATTTCCTAAATTAGCATTACCTGAACTTAAATTCCCACTGATTACCAATGCTGTTAGTGTACCAAGTGATGTAATGTTTGGTTGAGCATTAGTTGTTACAGTACCTGCACTAGTGGCAAACGCAACATTACCGGTGATATTAGATGCATTGATATTGCTTAACTTTGAGCCATCTCCTATAATATAGTTACCAATGATGTTACCGGCATTAACATTACTTGATGCAACATAATTAACTGATAAAATATTACCAGTTACATGTAATTGATTTGTTATAGAATTATATGTGAATCCCGGGTCACCACCAAAAGTACCTGCGTTATTAAATTGAACTTCAGTATTACTTCCACCAGGAGAGCCGTTACCGCCACCACCACCTGTTTGTGCTGTCCAACTTAAATTACCTTCACCATCTGTTTGTAGCACGTAACCGTCAATACCGCCACCGATAGAAACGGTAGTTACATCACCTAAGGTTAATATATTACCATTCCAAGTTACGTTTGGTATACCACCAAAAACGCCATTAGCATTAAATTGTAATTGCGTATTACTGCCGCCGGCAGATGCGTTGAAGGGTTGACCATTTGAATAGTAGTATGAGTTAGCATATACTACATTAGCGGCAACATTGCCACTAGGTGCCAATACGTTGGTGATTACGTTACCGTTGGCATCTACGATTGCTACGGGAGGTATACCAACTGAGTATCCACCTACTGAGTTAAAAAGTTCTGCGGCCATTGAATGAATTCACTTTATGATTAAGTATTTATCTATATTCCAAAATACAGACCACAAAAAAAAGAACCGCGGAGTGCTTTTTTATAAATAGTAGATGTTAACAACGATACAACCGAGGCCTGTGTGCATTAAATGCAGTTTTGCATTAGCAAAGCCTAACGGAAAAAGTAAACTTGGATTTCAAAAATGGCACAAGTATTGTGTTGACTGTGCTAAGATAGTTTATAGTGACAAGCACAAACATTTAGAAAATAAAAAACTAAAGTGTGACAAATGTAAATTTGTACCTGAAGATAGATGTCAATTAGACCTAGTGTACAAAGATGGAAATAAAAAGAATAAAGCTGTAAAAAATATTATAACTTTGTGTGCCAACTGTAATAGACTATATCAAAAGAAAAATAAAAGAGGCAGAAAGTCAATATTACAAGTAGTAACAGTTGATGCTGATATTAGAATATCATAAATTTCTTATCTTAGCTAGTTTTAATGATTCAAATAATTTCAACCACATATAACCTATATCAAACTCAAACCAACGTCTGCTCATCTTTACACTTGCAGGATTTATGTGATGATTATTATGTAATTCTTCGCCACCTATGATAATACCCCATGGTACTATGTTTGTTGACTTGTCTCTTGTTTCACCATTTTTGTAACCAAACCAATGACCAATTCCATTGATAACTCCGGCAGCCCAGAATGGTATCCATATCATTTGTATAGCCCAAACTAACAGTCCCCAATAACCAAACAATAGCACATTGATTAAAAGCATAATTAATATACCGTAAAAATTGTACCTGCCATACACTCTGCGCTCTATCCAATCATCAGGTGTACCTTTACCATACTGTATCATTGTAGATGCATTACGACCTTCACGTACATAATACATAACACCTCTTAAAAAGATATTCCAGATACCAAATACATGCGGACTATGAGGATCACCTTCTACATCACTGAATCTATGGTGCTTTCTGTGTATTGCAACCCATTGCCTAGTAATCATACCTGTTGTTATCCATAACCAAAAACGCATGAAGTGACCTAGTATGGGATGAAATTCTATACCCTTGTGTGCTTGCCCTCTGTGTAGAAACAGGGTAACACATATTATAGTAATGTGTGTAACTATTAACGTATATAAAATTATTGTCATAGAGTATTTAACAGATACCCAACAAAAAAGCACACCGAAGTGTGCTTGATTGTAACTTCCCATCCCGAGGGTAAAAAGTTTGATTCCGTTTTTATTGGAATGTCAAGTTTTGAACAGCGATTTCACCAACATAGTCAGCCGCATTACCGAATGATGATGCAGTGTTTGTTAATTCGATGTAACCATAACGAGTCATAAATGACACTACTGGTTCGAATGTTGATGGATCCAATACAACTCCAGAACTCATCAACGGGATATATGGGCAATAGAATGCTGCCGCATCTGTCTCTGATGAACCTTTGTAACCAACCAATACTGGTTGTGTATCAGGAGCATAGCTGTTTACGAATACACGCATAGCACCATTCAATGTACCAACAAACTTAGTGTTAGTTGGAGCTTCGAATGTACCTTCTGTTGTACGTGCAAAAGCTGATGTTGTTGCAGACTGTAGAACAGTCAAGCTAGCTGGAGAAACAACACACCAGTTACCAGCACCACGACGGGTACGTTGTGCAATCAAGTTAGCAACACGGTTGATTAGAACAGCTAAGGCAGCGTGTTCGTCACCAACGTAAGTAGCTGTACCTGATACAGTAGCTTGGTTGTATGTGTACTCTGTTGTAGCCAATGTAGCTAATGACAATAGAATCTCTTGGTCGATTTCAGCAGTAATTTCTTGTGCTAAAGCGGCCATGATTTCTGCTTCAACGTCAATACCATGTTGGCTTTGAGCGTCTTGGGCAGCTTCGAATGTCCAACGTGCTTGTAACTTACGTGATTTAGCTTCAACAGCTTGACGTAAGATTTGTACGCTGATTTGCTTACCACCGTTGCCCTCTAAGGCAGCAGTGTCATTAGCAGTGTAATAGCTTGATGTATCAGTACCATATGGAGTACGTGAATATGCTTGAGCAATCAAGAATGGACTCAATGCTTCTTGACCAGCTGTAACGCTAGTTTGAGCCGCACTGTTGTCAGTCAAGTTGTTTGCATAACGTACACGTAATGTATGAATCTGACCAACTGGGCCAGTCATTGGCTGAACACCAACCAACTCATTAGCGATAACTGTTGGCATTACACGACGGATAACTGGAAGAATCACACGGTTTAATGTAGCGATGTTACCAGATGTTGTTGTACCTGCTGATGATTCAGCTAACAACTGTTTTTTGGTGTTTTCTAAAATAACACCCATTGTTGAGCGGCGAGTGCCTTTTAAGCCTTCTAACAGAGCTTCCTTGGTCTCGTCCCAACGGCTTTCTAATAGAACTTTTGACATTTTATATTCTCCTAATCTATGTCTTTTTTTTAAAGCCCTGCCAGACGCTTGATATCGATAACGTTGTCACGTTGTTCCATATCAACTTCTTGTTGCTTGGCAGATTTATCACCAGTTACTTCTTTAACGCTTTCGCTTAAAACAGACTTGTTAGTCTTGCTTACTGCGCCAGAATTTAGAACTGCTGGTAGATACTTATCGAAAGTGGCTTGCAATTTTGGTGTTTGCACACTTTCTAGTAAATCCTTCATTATTTTTCCCTTTTCAGCATTTAATGGAGCAAGTAAATCGCTCATCATTTTTTCACGCTGATTAGATTCTTTAATAATGCGGACTTCACGTTCCTTTGTTTCAACCAATTTTTTAGTTTGGTTAAGTGTTTGGATAGATTCAGCTAATTGTTGGTCTTTTAACTGTAGAGCATTCATTAGTTTACGTGTTTCAGCTTTGTCATTTAAATGAGTAACTGAAAACTCGCTTGCGAAACTTTCGAAAATTCTACGTCCAAAGTTGTTTTCTTTTGCAACTTTGATATCTTCCTTCAACTGGCTCAATTCGCCTTTAAGATGAGTAGTTACAACCTTATTCAATTTACCTGCACTTTCAGCAACAAAACGTGCTTTCAATGCTTCTAATTGTTTACGGCCTTCTGCAACTAACTTAACCTTAGCTTCAACTACTGCTTTCTTGTCTTGTGAGAATTCTTTGATTTCACGTGCTAAAGCATGAACGATGAATTGTTCTAGCTTTTGCTGATTTTCCATTTGTAGTTTACGCTCACCACGTAATTCTTTGATTTCTTCAGCTAGTTTAGTAACCATGAAATCATTGAACTTTGTAGCGTGTTCACGTAATTGCTGTTTAGCTTTTACGCGGTCTTCGTTCATTGCTTGTCTTTCAGACTGGAATTCTTCAATTTCAGTTGATAGACTTTCTGTAACCATTTTATCAAGGGCTTCTACCATTACGATTCTGTCATGTTCATAACGTTGTGCGAATTCTTCACGTAATTCAGCACGTACTTGTTCACGTGCCTCAACTAACTTAGATTCCCATGCTTCATTTAGAGCCTGGCCTACATCTTCGTTAATAAGTCCACTTTCAAGTAATGGCTTGATAGCATCAAACATGCTTATTCCCCTTATTTAATTTTAAGATCCTTGATGAGGCGCATTACTTCCTCTTTCAGGTATCTTTCTACTTTTTTGTTGCCCTGAGCATCTTTTGCAATATCCAACAACTTATGACCATGACGCATATTCATCATGCCTTCATAGATTGCTTTTGGATATGCATTTGGTGCGCTTGGTTGTGCAACAATGTCCACTGTGACTATTTCAAAGTCACTTACTTTGCCGTTCATGTCGTTTACGTTACCGCTACCACGACTTGATACGCCTAGTTTCACACCACTCTCCAACATTGTAGCAACTAATTGCCCCATTGGAGTTGGTAAAATCTTTAACTTACCATAACCATTAGCACCATCCATCCACATAGTTGTTATCATGTGTGATACACGGTCTAGATTAATTTTTAAGTCATCTGGATGGTCAACTTCACCTAATACTGAATGACCTTCTGAAATCTGTTCGTTTAATGTTTGTACTGCGGCTTCAATTTCGGAAACAGGGTAAATACGCTCATTTGCGTTCTTTACCCCGCCCTGGATAAAGATACCTTTCATGTAAAGGTTCTTTTTATCGCCTTCACTTATACTTTCAACGACCATGCTAGCACGGTCAAAAGTTAAGTGTTCTTTGAGATACAAAGCCATTGCTCTCAGATTCCTTATACTCTACGCTTAACAGTTTTACGTGACTCTGCTACAGGGCTTTTTGTTCCTGTTGCGCCGTCTTTCGTAACTGGCTTTGGTGTGCTTTCTAAGTCAGCATTGTTTTGTGCTGGAGCGTTTTTCCACTTAGTTGCATCTTTAACTTGTGTTTCGCCCTTAGAGTAAGCATTACTTGGACCTTTAGGACCAGTTGGATTAGCTTCTGTGCCGCCACTGAATTTTACTGGGCGACTGTCCATTCCAGCTTGACCTGAGTTAGATGTTACTGTAGACTTGTTTTGTACACCATTATCACCATGAGTTACAGAAACTTTCTTTAATGTGATAGCTTCCATCATAGCGTCTTCTTCATCATGACCTTGTTCCATGTCATGTGTTAATTCTTCACCGTCTTCTTCAGCTTCGTCATCAAACTCTGAGTCAGATTCATCAGAATCATGGTCACCCATAATTTCTTCAAATTCTGCCATTAGTTCATCTAACTTGTCTTCTAAGTCAGTAACACGGTCTTCTAATTCTTCTTCTTCGTGGTCTTCATCTTCACCATCGATATCAATGATTTCTTCATCACCGTCATCATCAAAATCAATTTCTTCGTCTTCGGCTTCGACCATTCCTTCTTGTTCAGCGGAAATTTCGTCCATCATTTCACCTACTTGACCACCCATGTGCATGCCTTCTTCTTCCATTTCTTCGGACATGATGTTTTCATAAATCTCGCGGGATTTTTCAACTACGATGTCATGGAATAAAGCACGTGCTTGTTCTTCGTTCTCATTGATAATCAAATCAATAAGTTGTTCAAATTTTTTGTTGTCCATTGATATTCTCCTAAGTAATGGCTTTGTAGAATTATTTAGTGAGTAGTCATAGAAACTACTCAATAAGCACGTATTTTTTACGTTTTTACTTAGAATAATGGATTTATAGAGTAGGTTGAGCGGCTCCGGCTGCGGCCGCACCTGCCGCGCCATATTGTTCTTGGACTTTTTTCATGTGCATTTGTTTTTCATAATTACGAACGTCCATCATTTTTCGCAATTTTCTTATTTGACGTAATGTTAATTTTGTCTTGCGGCTTTCTTTCCATTCAGGTCTGCTGTTGTCATCTGCAACATCTTGATAGCCTGGTATGGCTGCATCGAACATTTCCATTAGTTTCATAGATAGTATTTATCTTAAACTGGCATTCCTGTTGGTGCTGGTGTTCCTGCAGGTTGATTACCTGCTTGTCCGCCTGCAACTGGGCCTGCAACATCTAGTCCACCTGCTTCATCACCTTCTGGTGGAGGATTTTCTATAGCATCAGCGGTTTGTAAATCCGCATCAATGCCTCCTGCACTTATACCAACATTGCGTAAATCACGACCTTCTGGTTCATCAGTATTATTTTTACCATTTTCTTCACGCCACAATGTTTCGTTTTTATTAATTTCTTCTTCTGTCAAGCCTAAGAATCTTTCCATTGCAAAACGCTTGCTGATGTACGGGAACGCTTCCATCGTACTAAATGTGTTAACACGTGCGGTGTCTAACTCACTTTGACGATAACTTGCAAAATTCTGTGGTGGATTGAATTCTAAAGTAAACAATCCTGAGTCAATGTTAAAACCTCTCCAACGTAAGAATAACTTAAATTCTTCGTCTAGCTTATTACTCATGTACTTTTGTAGTCGTTCACAGTATTGATTAAAACGAAACTCTTGAATCATAGCTGTACCAACACGACCATCATTCAATGGTGTTGTGTTATCGTCAGGACCAGTAGGTAAATAACTACTCGGAACACGTAGTCCACGTGCTAATCTATTATTGAAGTATTTTAAGTCATCAATCTCACCCAAATTTTGTCCACCGGGTAATACTTCAACGCTACTACCACGACCATCAGCAGTGACTGGGAAAAAGTAATCTTCGTTAGTAGATAATGGGCTATAAGTAGCATCTACTACTGATTGTCCACCATGAATTGAAGGAATACGTCTTTGGTGAATTTCATTTTTAATACGCTCAACGAATGCCATGGCTAAGTGACTTGGCATGTTACCAACGTCAATCTTAAACATTCTACGTTCTGGAGCACGTTGTACACGATAGATTAAAACCGCATCTTCTAATAATTCTTTTTGCTTATAAACTTTAAAAATGTTCTCTAGGATACTTTGACCAAAGGGCCAAAAACGATCCAAACCTTCAGTTAAACTTAAATGTACTACGTGTTTAGCATCTATCGCACTTTCGCTTTGACCCAAAGTGAAACGGCTACCTGTAGTATTATAAGGCATACTTGGGACAGTATATCCACCTGATCCTGCACCACCGCCTGTACCACCTAAGCCAGTTGCCGGATTAGCGGCAAAGTCTGTGTTAGTTTTTTGTGCTACTGTAAGATTTTGTAAGTTAATGTTAATGTCTTTAATAACGTACTGTTCTGGTAATTTACCTTCACTTTCATTAACGATAACTTTAATAACTTTAGTCATGTCTACCCAAAACAATTTAAACGTTTCTGGGTCACGAACAAAAACTTGGTCTCCGTATTTTACTACGTTTCTAAAAATCTTAAAAGCACGGGTGTTAAATTCGTTTAGTTTAGCCCATTGTTGTAATTGAGTTTTTAATAATTCAATCTCATGAGGAGTTGGATCATCTTTATATTTTAAATTGAATGGGGTATCATTATGTTCGTTTTTCTGTGTACTGAATTCAGCTAGAATGTCCAAACATGCGTTAATTTCTGCATCAACATCCATCATTTCATATTGATTATAGCGTTCAATACGATTTGGGTGACCTGTATAGACTTCAGGAAGTCTAGACATGTAGTTCTTATAGCCAAATTCATTGTTGTTCCAACCACCAGTGCTAGAACCATTTTGGCCTGGGCTACCGTTCCATGCACCAGAGGTACTATTGCCACCGCTGATTGGACTAGATATACCACTTTTATTAGTGAAACGTTTTTTGTAGGTCATAATATTATGTAGTATTTAGCGTTAGACCCTAGAAACATTTAATAATTTCTTGGATGTACTATTTCCATCATTCAATGCGTCTATCATATCGTCAAATTTAGTCAATAAAATTTGTTGAATATTTTCCATAACAGCAACCAAATTTTCATTATTTTGGTTGTCGTTGGGGGTTGCTACTGCACCTACAGGTGGAATAGTTGCTTGTTTTTCTTCTGTAGTATTCTCATCATTTTTGCTAATTTCTTTAAATTTCTGAGATGCGTCGGGTAATGCTGTTATTTTAGAACTAAGCATACCTGCTTGTTTATTGTTGTCAGTAGCACTTGTGACTTTACTTAAATTTATAGTTTGAGTATCAACAAGATTTTTATACTTCATAAACAACTGTTGATTTGTAGAATCATTAGATTCCAAACCTAATTTATTTTTTGAAGTAGTAGATTTATCAGATACTAATACATCTGATAGGGGAGATTTAGTAACTCCACCTTTT